CGATCTCGGTCTTGCGGTTCGGTTCGACCGTGATCTTGATATGCCCGGCCTTGCCGAGCGCTGCGATCCAACGCGTGATGACGTCCTCGGAGCAGTGCATTGCCTCGGCCAGCTGAGCGTTTGACGGCCAGCAGTAGCCCTCTCTTTGCATAAGCGAGGACAGAAAGCCGTACAGGATCTTCGCGTTGGCAGGCAGCTGCATATCGTCTAAGACGGTTGCGGGGATGACAGACCAGAAAGCCCGGAATTCTTGTGGATTCTCCAAAATTTCACCTCCCCCACACTTGCATTTGGCAGCAAACCGTGATAAACTAAAGATGCCTTCATGGTGTTGCAAAACACCGTTCCCGTGCAGTCGTTCGCAGCGGCTGTGCGGGATTTTTTTACGCTCTTTTTCATGCCGCACCCCTCAAATCATGCTGTAGTTCGCCGCTAGAAACGGGAACACCGCGATTGCCAGAAACACCGAGCACCACATGAACCGCTCGGCGGCTTTGTAAAATTTGCGCATAGTTATCCTCCTTTGTTGTAAGCGACGGCCAGCGCGCTTTGGACGATCTCGTCGAGCTTGGAGACGATCCGGTCAAACTCCGGCCGCTCCGTGTCGTCGATCACGCCGTCTTTTGCAATCGTAATCAGGCGGCGGTCTTCGCGCGCGTCGGCAAAGTCATAAATTTGATCAATGAGCCGCAAGACGGCCTCGGGCAGATCGCACTCCCGCACATCGGGAATGAGCCGCTGGGCGATCTCGCTCGTCTGGCGCAGGTGCTGGTAGCACAGATACTGCGCGTCGTAGATTTCCGCCATCCGCACGACCGTCTCAGACGGCGGGATGCGTACGCCGCTCTCATAATCGGCGAGGCTCCGCACCGAGCACGGAATCGCGTCGGCTGCGCGCTCCTGCGTGATGCCCTTGGCAATGCGGGCGGCTCCGTAGATATTTGGCATGTGTCCTCCAATCCGGCAGCAAGTCTGCAAGCCGCCTTTGCCCTCCGGCAGGTATTTCGCGTGGATTTGCGGGGTATACTTTGCTATGATTTTCGCGTCAGCCAGCGAGCCAGCTCCGTCAGCGGCACGGCGTACTTGTTGCCGACCTTCCGCGCGGGGAACTCCCGGTCGGCCAGAAGCGTCCGCCGGTCAAGCCCGAGCGCCGCCTGGCACTCCGTGACCGTGATCGCCGCCCGTGCAGGGAACATGTCCGTCAGCAGCTCCAGCTGCGGCCGGTATCCTTCCGTCTCACGCATTTTCTCCTCGCCCCTTTCTGAGCCATTCCTCGATCCTTGCACAGCGCTCGCGGTCCTTGCAATAAACGACCGTGTCCGTGTCTGTCAAAAAACTGTTGCCGTACATTTTGGCGCCTACTTTGTCGGTCTTCGGCTCAAAATCCGGGCATTTGCTACAGTACGGTTCTGCGACAAGTTTGATCATCGTTGATTCCTCCTCAAGCAGATTCTTCTGGCGGCTGGTAGAGCTCGTCGATCGTGCAGTCCAGCGCCTTCGCCAGCTCTGGCAGCTGGGACGCGCGGGGCATTTTCTCCCCGGATTCCCAAGCAGAAATCGCAGACTGAACAGTTCCGAGCCGTTCAGCAAGCTCTTTCTGAGACAGGCCAGCAGCAAGGCGGCGTGTTTTAAGACCTCTCGTATTAAGCACCTCCTATATAATTATCTCTGATTGAGATATTACCACAAGGCATTTATTTTGTCAATCTCTTTTTGAGTTATTTCCAAAAAAACATTTTACAACTATATCTCTGCGCGTGATAATGTGAGCAGGTGGTGCTTATGAGATTAAAGGAATTACGCAAGAACGCCGGGTTATCGCAAAAAGACTTCGCGAAGGAGTTTGGCGCCGCCCAAAATACTGTTTCGCAATGGGAGACAGGCGCACGCAGCGTCGACGATGATACGCTGTGCAAGCTCGCCGCGTATTTCGACGTAAGTGTCGATTACTTGCTCGGACTTTCAGACAACAAAAAAAGTCCCGCTAACAATGTCAGCGAGACAAGACGCGAAATGATTGAATTGGTCGACCGGCTATCAGACGAACAGGTTGCTAAACTGTTGAAGATAGCGAACGCTGCACTTGAGCTATAAACCATTGAAGCTGCTCGTCGGTCATGGATGCGATTTTCTTTTTCAGCTCTTCTTTTTCATTTTCCATTCTGCGGCGTCCTTTCTATTTGGTGTTTTTTATCTTACACCGTTTTTCTATCGCGTTCAATGCAACACTTTCCGTGTGGAGGTATATTATGGGCCGAAAGAAATCTCTCATCCCCGGCTTCAGTCTCAACCGTGCGCTTGGCATTACAGCGGCAAAGCAGAAGATCGCCCGAACGACCGGGATCCCGACCACCGAACAGGGCCGCAAGCGGAAGATACAGAGCCACCTCTGGACAGCAGTGGCTGTCGGCACGGCCGCGGCTTGCAGCCAGAATCAGAGCCAGCCCCGAACTACGGAAGAATCTGAGCAGATCGCGAAGACGGTTGCAACGCACCGAAACATCCGCAAGCACGTCATCCGTATAGCAATTGCTCTTTGCATAGGGCTTCTCGTAGTACTCAAGATAAAGAGTTTGTTATTCTGAAAGAAAGAGACGTGATCTCTATGGCTACACAAAGACGCATCCGGCGGCTTGTGATCGGCGCATTGTTCCTCTGCCTGACCATTTGCACGCTGGTTGTCAAGCAGTACGTCTTTACGTTTCTTCTGGGCGCGGCGACGTACTGGCTCATTCTCAGCGGCGTCTTCGAGGCCTTCTCAGATGAGGCGGACCCCGAGACCGAAAAGCCCGCGATGTCCAAGGCGTGGGTGCTGGGCGGCCTGGCCTTCTTCCTTGCAATCGCCGGGCTGTTCGTCTGGCTGAGCCCGACGCGCGGCCAGACGCACAAGACCGCCGAGAATATCCAGCTGAAGGTCGACCGCTCTGGAGACCCGGACGCAGGACTGCATCAGCAATACGTATCGGAGCTGGTCACGCCCGATGATGAGGCGGAAACCAAAACGGACGAGCTCCAGCAGCCCGTCGACCGCTCCCGCGAGTACGTGCTCAACACGAACACAAACGTTTTTCACCTGCCCGAGTGCAGTTATGTAGGATCCATATTGGATGAAAACAAAGAAGTATACACTGGCACGCGCGACTCCGTGGCTGACATGGGGTATGAACCTTGCGGGCATTGTAATCCTTAGTTTTGTTCGCCCCGCCGTCGTGCCACTGACGGCGGGGCTTTTGGTTTGCTGCAAGCAGTGTGGGAGCTGCTTATGAGACTATGCTATCAGCTTTTGGATGGGTTTACCAGCCGTTGAGATGGGCTTTGCGGCCTATTTCAGATGGTTTCTTTGCACAGGGGGAAGGGTTTTGGACAAGCAGTTGTGGGAAATATGCCGTGAACAGTGGCAAAACCTGCATCCACGCAAAACATACCAGGATGTAGCCGATGAGTCAGGCATATCGGTCAACGCCGTCGCGCAGTTTCTGCGCGGCGAGACAAAAAATACGTACATCCAGACAGCGGCTCCAATCTGTAAGGCACTGCATGTGTCCATTGACGCCGTATACGGGATCAAATGCCAGGGGCAGCCGGAGCAGCCGGAGCAGCCGGATGAGCTTCAGCAGGAGCTTACGCACACAAAGCATCTGCTGCGGATCTATGCGCGCGGGGTGCGCGTGCGAACCGGGATTATTTTTGTTTTGTGCGCCGTTTTGACGCTGGCGCTGATTGCGCTGATTATCGATCTGCGCAACCCGAACGTCGGCTGGATTCGTGCCGCCTGGCGAAGCTGTGTCCAAGTCTGACACGGGAGGTTTGTATGGCGATCCCCAAGTACTACGTGCGCCCGGATGGGCTGCATGAGACGATCATCAAAATAAACGGCAAGCGCAAAGCCTTCCGCGGCCGAACCGACCGCGAGGTCTGGGAGAAAGTCAAAAGCTATCGCGCCGACGCGGCCGCCGGGAAGACCGAAACCTTTGAGAACGTCGCCCGCGCCTGGTGGAACGAGATCGAGCCGACGCTCGCCGCAAATACGCACCGGGGCTATAACCCGGCCTATGAGCGAGCCGTGGCCGAATTCGGCAAGATGGACGTAGCCTCGATCACGGCCAAGGATATTGAGCGCTATATCAACCAATTTGCAAAAACCTACGCCAAAAAGACCGTCGTCACGCAGCGGCAGATCATCCGCCAGATCTTAAACAAAGCCCAGCGCGAGGGGTATATCGCCTACAATCCGGCGGAGGCCGTCCTGCTCCCCAAAAACCTGCCGCAGAAAAAGCGCCGCGCGCCAAGCCCTGATCAAATCAAAAAAATAAAAGCCGGCCTTTCGGACGACTTTGGGCTCTTTGCCTTTTTGATCTATTATACCGGCTGCCGCCGCGGCGAGGTGGAGGGGCTCAAGTACGAGGACATCGACCGCAAGGCAAAGCGCATCCGTATCCAGCGCAGCGTCTACAACGTCAGCACCAAACCGGAGATCAAGGAGCCAAAGACCGAGGCAGGTATCCGCTCCGTGCCGCTGCTGGACGCGCTGGCCGCTGCCCTGCCAGATAAAAAACGCGGTTTTATATTTTCTGACGACGGCGGCAAAACCCCGACGCCGGACTGGAGGATCACCCGGCAGTACGAGGACTACCAGAAGCGCACCGGCGTCACCGTCACGCCGCATGAGATCCGGCACGGCTACGCGACCGCCCTGCACGAGGCGGGCGTGGATTATAAAACCGCGCAGCAGCTGCTCGGCCACGCCCAGCTCTCGACCACGATGGACATTTACACGGATATTTTGGATAATACCATCGACGACGCAGCCGCAAAAATGGGCAAGTCCTTTTGACCCTGATTTACTGTGTTCATTCTGTGTTCGCAGGCGTGTATTTTGGCGCTAGGATATGCTAGGCTTTGCCATGCTAGTGCAAGCCTGAAAACAAAACATTTTTGATATAAAGTTCCGTGTTCGGCTGATAAAATCAGAAAATATACAAACAAAAGCACCCGATAATCAAATTATCGGATGCTTTCATCATGGCGGAGTGGGAGGGATTCGAAGCATATAAATCAAATGCAATACCAATGCAAAATCAGATTGCTGTGTTTATACTGTGTTCAATCTCTTTAGAGCCTTGGCTCTACGATACCGTAATAGTACCCGGCGATCTTCGCCTCGGGGCCGCCGCCGTCCTTGTCAAAGAGAAACGCCTTCGCGAGGTCTGCGTAGTATTCCGGCCGGTCGAGGCCATATTTCTGCGCGACGTCGAAGTTGTCCGAGTACTCCATATTGAGTGCCGCGAACCAGACCCACGGGTCGATGTGTACGCCGATGCTGTTGGCCACAGCCGTGGTCTGCTCGAGCGTCCAGTGCGCGCCCATTGAGCCGTCGTCATTTTCCATGTGCTCCGTCCAGCGCCGCGCGTCGTCCTCGGTAAACGTGGAGGCTTCGGGCTCCATCGTGATCTTATCCGCCTTGCACAGCGCGTCCATGAGCATGGTGCAGCTGCCCACGCTTCGGGAGCTCACGGGCTCCGCCATACACGCCTCAAGCGCCTCGCAGAGCTTTGCCTTATAGGCTTTGATCTTGTCCGTCATAGGCTAAGCAAGCTTGAGCAGGCCGGTGCAGAGCTCGACCACATTGCCCGCTGCCGTCGAGTCGGTCGTCGCGATGAGGGTAAAGGTGTGGTTCACGCAGCAGCAGCACCCGGACAGCGCCAGTTCCGTCTCCGTGTGGATCTCGGTGTTTCCGGTAGCCGGAAGCGTTACCTTGCGCAGCGTGCAGGGCAGCGCGACGCCGTCCATGTACCACTGCAAGGTGAGCTCGCCAGCCGCGGACGACGTGATGACCGCATCGGCTACTAGGTGATAGAGCCCAATTTTTACGGTGTCGTAGCTCTGAGGCTCGACCTGAATGGACTCGCCGGAGTTGACAACCTTCGCGCCCGCAAGCGTGAGCATTGTCGCAGCGTTTGCTGCAAGCGTCTGCGGGCTGTTATTAAAATACCGGACGCAGGATTTCTGATAGGATTTGCTGTTTCCGCTACAAGACATTTACTCGTCTCCTTTCAAAATTATGAGAAACGGGGCAATCGCCCCGGATAGTTATATCAGGTTTGGTCCGTCCGTCAGCCGCCGCAGCCGCACGGATTGCAGGGCGGGTTCTGGTAGTACCTGCCCAGCTGGCCGAGGATGTACTGCGACTGCATATAGTCGTTGTTCGCAGCGCGGCTCTGTGCGAGTTCGTCGCGCAGGCGCTGGTTCTCCTGCTGCTGCAGGAGCGTTCTGGTCGCCTCGCCCTCGGCGTGGATAGCCGTCTTGATCTCGCAAGCGTTGATGCTGGCGTTGTAGTTAACGCCGTCGATCGCGCGGAGAATGTCGCAGCAGCACTTCTGCTGCGCAGAGATGCCGCTCTCCGTGACGGACTGCAAATCGCGCAGCTCGCCGAGGATGTTGTAGGCGTTGTCCTTGACGGCGCTTGTGACGTCGTACGCGCCCTGACGCGTTGCGGCCACGCCCTCGTTGTTCTGGCGCTCGAGAGCCGCGAAGTCCGTCGCGCGCTGCACGTCGGCCTGCGTCGCTGGGGCACTCTCGCCGCTGCTGCCGCCGAAGCCTCTGCCCGCGAAGAGCAGGAAGAACAGCGCAATGAGAATCACAATACCCCATCCGCCGAAGCCATAGTCCTTATCCATTGTGTTCCCTCCTTTCGGTTAGATTATTGATAGGCGCTTACACGCGGTATCACTTGCTGATCTGGCCGACGAGCTCGCCGACCGTTTTGTCTTTGTTTGCCTCAAACCAGTCATTAAACCCAGGCTGGGAGGCGAGGAAGCTAAGCACCATCTGGGGACTCTGGCCTTTAAGCGTCGTCATTGCCGTCTGCATCAGGCCGTTCAGTAGTTTGTTTCCGCTGCCGCCGCCCATCAGTGCCATGATCGGATTTTGCATTGAGTTTTCCCTCCAATTCCTCGATTTTTCCGGCCATGCTCTGTAGGCCGTCCGTGATCTGCTTCAGCTGCTCTTGCAGCTGGGTCGCTGCCTTTTCCTCTTCCGTCGGCTCCGGGAATATCCGGAACCGCGCAATGGTCTTTGCCGCCATGCTGTCGGTGCGGATGTAATAGAGCAGGTTTTCCGTCTCATGCAGCGCGAGCGCGTTGTCGTTTGGCTGCATCTGCAAATTGTTGATACTGGCCTCGCTGGCCACGGTCAGCACGCCGAGTTTCGGCGGCTGCTGCGGCATTTGCGGCACCTGCGCCCGCGGCATGGGCTGCATCTGCACCTGCTGCGCGCCGTCCATCTCCCAGCGCCCGGTGTATGGGTTGTATGCCATCCTGTGTCCCTCCTTTTGAGACCATTGTACAGGATGTCCATTTCCCAAGGGTGGCGCGAGTGTGATTTTATGTGCGAAATAATTTGATTTTTTAAAAATAATGCTTGACATATACGGGTAAACCGTATATAATAAAACCATAGAGATAAACAAAAAAACAAACCCCAACACGGGGCAGGAGGAAATAAAAATGAAAGCTACTATTTATGCAAACTACGGAATGCTCGCAGCTGAAAAGCGCTGCATCTACACCACGGCCGAAACCGACGCCACCGTCTCCGAGCCGCTTGACGTCATCATCCCCGAGAAATTCGCCCCGGCGAAAAACGCTGCTGACGAGATCGTCGTCACGCTGAACGGTTACAATTATCGCTTGCAGGATGTCCTGTGCGGCGACGAACAGCCCTGCATCATGGTCCCGGGATACACCACCAGATACGAGCGGCTCGCTCGTGCCTAAGCCAAAGCGAGGGAATCCAAATGCCAACTGAGGCACAAAAACGCGCCCGGAACAAGTGGGACGCGGAGAACCGCACCGTAATTGGGTGCAAGATGCGGCGAGAAGACGCGGAAGCGTTTAAGGCCGCCGCGCAAGAAGACGGAACAAACCCCAACGAGCTCTTACGCGGCTGGATCGGGGACTACATGAGCAGGGAGGTGACGACTATGACAACCGAGCAGATTCAGGCGCTGGCGACGATCTTTGCGATTTGCCGCAAGGCCACGAAAACGCAGAGCCAGAGCGACATTGACAATGCGCAGCGTTACCCCATCAAGTGGGCGACCATTATGGTGCGCAAGCTCCACGCGATGGGCAAGGCAACGGACGATATCGACCGCGCAATCGCCGAGCAGTACGGCAAAATCGACATCGATACGTTTACGGCCAACTTTGACAAATGCCTCACGCTCGAGCAGCAAGGCGTTTGGAGCCTTGCATTTTATAAGGCAATGCAATAAAGCACGCTTTGGGCGCGCTGAAACACTTTAATAGGAGGGACATTATGACGGCAGATGAGTACATAGCCAAACTGGAGAGCCGCTGGCCAAAAAACATCCCGCTGGGGCTGCTGCGCGACGCAGTGATCGTCGTCTCCCGCTGGAAGTTGCAGGAGATTAAAGCCGAGCTGCATGGGACAGAGCAATCGCATAACCTTTACGCTGGGCGCCTTTGTGAGTACAAAATAGGGACTGTCGACATGGCAAACTTTGAGGCGCTCGTCCCGGGCTTTGACGCAATCCATTTTGTGGAGGTTGGGGACTACCTTGTCCATCAAGGCAAACTATCGCAAGTCACACGTGTCAACCGTAGCTCAACCGGGCGTGAGGCCTTTGTTGATATCACGCCAGTTGCGGACATTACATACCTTGGATAAAAATACCCGGTGTCCAACTTGGACACCGGGTATTTTATATCATGTTGAGCCTCTTTGCTGTCTGCCGCGCCCTCGTATAAATCCCGGGCAGCCGCCTCGACAGGGTGCTCCGCTCCATGCACAGCTCGACGGCCACGTCGATCTGGGGCGCTTTGCCCACGATGTAGCGGCGCACGATCTCGGCGTCCTGCCTGCTGTATCCGGCCTCGCGTATGACGCGCTCCCACTCGCTTTGCAGCAAACCGGATAAGTCGTCTGGGATATGGACTCTTGCGCTTGCCAATGGCGTCCCTCCTTCCGGGAGGGCGCGGCAGACGGCTTACTTATGCGTCAGCACGGCGATATTGCCCTGATTGCTCACCTCGAGCCCGAGGGCGGCAGCGAGATCACGCACTTTTACGTAGTTAGTGCCGTCCTTCAGGATGCGCTCCACGGCGACTTCCTTGCCGTCGACGATGATCTTGCTCTTTTCAACCATTTCTTTCTCCTCCTCTGCAAATCGTCCGTCCGTCAGCGCCATGCAGGTGTGGCGGCTCTCGTTTACCAGCACGTCGCCCGCGATCAGGTAATCGGGCAAATCCAGATACTTACGATCTGTAAGCAGCTCAAAAGCACCCGTCTTGCCCCACTGCTGGCGCATTTGGAAGGTTGCCGGGGCATTGCCTGCCGTGTAGGCGGGCTCCATGTTAACGCCCGCAGCCTCCGCGCAGACAGCCATAAACGCGCTGCAATCCGTCTCGCAGTCTGCCGCGATCTGGCCGAGGTTCCAGCGCGCGATTTTGGCGAACGCCCGGAGTGTGTTCCGCTGGCTCTGATCGTAGCCGATGTGCTTGTTTTTCACGCCAGCCGTGCATGCCGCGACCATCTTTAGCGCGACCGTCCGGCTCTTCGGGCGCAGGACCAGCGTCCAGCCGTTGGCGTACCACGGGCGTGTGTTGAGCTCCCTGCCGGACTGGTTCCCGGCCTGTCCGCCGGTGATCTGGCCGCGCTCATCAATAGAGGCCTGCCCAATCGTTACCGCCATCACTTACCCTCCGTCGTGCCGTCCAGCACATCCTGCGTCTTCTGGCTCTGCGTGCCGAAATAAAACGCAATGATGACCGCATAAATGGTCATAAAGTCCTGCGAGATTTTGCCCACGACGGACATGTAGGCAAACACACCCGTCAGGACCAGTGTGACCAGGCTCTTGACGCTGAGCAAATTACCCAGCCGCTTTTTAATGTTTTCCATATGTGCTCCTTTCATTCTACCGGATCGTTCTTTCTTGCGAATACTCGTTTAAATGCCAGCAGGCCCAGCTCTGTTACCGCTGCGCCCCCGGCGTAGCCGAGCACGTCGGACAGGTCGACCGACGTACCAAGCTCCGGGTTGCTTCCGACTGCGATAAGGACAGCGATGGTTTTCAGCGCGCACGCCCAGATCAGCACCATCGTAAGGAGTCTGAGCAGATAGATGACGATGGTGCGCGCCATCTCGCCTTTGCTCCACTTGCCTTTTACCCGCATATCTGCCTCCCGTTTTATTGCGCGATGCTATGCTCGCACTGCGCCTCGAGCTGGTGCAAAAACTTTTTTACATCGCCGTTGCCGCCCAGCTTGACGTATTTTTGCCCGGCAATCAGACGCTCGGCCATTGGCATTTCCTCGGACATGATCGTCAGCCGCAGGATTGCAAGATACTGCTCGTCCTGATGCTTTTTCATGCCGTCGAGCTTCTTGTCGATCTCGGCAAGGTGGGTATCCTGCGTCGTGGCCTTGCCGCGCTTGCGCTGGATGGCTCCAACGATGGAGCGGATGATCTCCGCCAGCGCAGACGAGCCGATCACCGCGCAGATGATGGTAATAATTCCGGTGCTCACATAGTCCTCCTTACTCGACTTTCTTCCAGACCGTCGGGGCGACCGTCGGGGTAAACACATTCCCGTCCATGAGCGACTCATACAGCTTGTCTCCCCACCAGCCTTTCTCGCCCTTTGCGAAGGCCAGTGTGGAGGTAATTACTTCGGGGATGATTCTGTATCCGTCCCGGTACTGCACGTCCTCCCAGAGCGTAGACGCATTGTCGGGCGTGTTCTGCGCGGTGTCCCAGAGGTCGACGGCGGCTTTTTTGATCTTGCCGTGCCAGTTGATGCGCGTGCCCGCTTTGACGAGGCTGCCGCCGCCGGTCAGCGTCCCCAGAAGCTCCGGCGCAAGGCTGAGAGTCTTGTCGTCCAAAGCGCTTGCCGCCTGTACGATGTACGGGCGCATTTTTCGTGCCCTATCGGTGTACGTCATGGTGCTGCCTCCCCCAGTAAGATCTTGGCCGCCATCTCGGTATCTGTAAGCCGCTCACGCAGCTGCTCCGGGTTTGCCGTCTCGATGTCAAAATTGTCTGTGACAAGCTTATCCGTCTCCGTGTAGGTATGCGGTGTACCGTAAACGTCAATTGCCTCATCGTACTCTGCGCCCGTCTCCGCCTGTCGGATGAGATATCCCGCATCCGAGTACGTCCGGTACAGCTCCACGCCGTCCGTGCGCGTTTTGTAGTGCTCTCTTACGATCATGCTCACACCCCCACAATATGGTCTGCCAACGAGCTCCAGTTTGTTGCCGCTTTCCACGCATCCACCAGAGAGGCAGGTACTCTGATCTCCAGCTGTGCGTGCGTCTGATCGAACGCGTTGACGTTGGCCAGCGTGGGCACAGCCGTACAGTGCGTGAAGTCCACAAACCGCAGCGGATAGCATCTCTGAAACACCTGTGCCGGGATGCTTGCGATGTCCCCGAGACACGTCACTTTGCGCAGCGCGTTGTCACCCGAAAATGCGTCAGCAACAAACGTCGTAGCGTCCGCCGGAATAGTGACTTCTACCAAAGAGCGGCAGAATGAGAAGTCGCCGACTTGGCCGTTGACAGCCTTGATGTGGACGCGCTCGAGCGCATACGTCGCGTAAGCGGTCGTTACAGCAGCATTAAATTGCCGCAAAGCCGTATTGGATAGGGTGTATACATCTGTATAGTCCATCGTACCAGGACCAGCGATGGCGCGTAAGTTGGTGCAGTTGTAAAATGTCCTAAATATGTTTGTAATGCTTTGGATAACGATCACACGCAACTGCGTTGCCTGATTAAATGTTCCCTGTCCTTCAACTTCCACATTCTGTGGGATAGAGATACTTTCAAGGCGACTACAGAACTGAAATGTTTGATTGGTTATGGTTGTTGCCCTTGCACCGACCTCAACACTCCGCAGCATCGCGCAGCGGCCACTATCTCTTGCGCCTTTTGCAATCAGCATCCAGCCATTTGAGCCGTTCCCAAGCTGCATTGTCGCGCCCTCTTTGACGCTCATAGTGATCACGTATGAGCCGCTGGATGCGTAGGTGTGCCGATGCTCAATCCACGAATCAGCATTTTTTGTTTCAGGCGTTGTGCCGTCCCCCCAATCGACCGTCGTAGCGTTCCGGGTGCTCTGCCAGTAATTGAGCACGAAATCGTCCCACGTCTCGGTGTCCACGTCAACGTAGATCCTTGTTTTGCCGTCATCGGTAATGTATAGCGCGCCGATATCGAGCTCACGGCCTGCGTCCTTGATGTCGGCAAGTGTCCAGTTCCATCCCTGACAAATCAAACCGTCATGCGAGGGAAGGGGTGGAAGCTCGGTCTTTGTGGTCAGCTCGGCGAGTGTCCAGCTGTAGAGCAAAGTGCCGTCGTAGTCCCAGAAATTGATGTCCGACTCCTTGGGCGGGGCGGTATCTAACGTGCCGGTGATCTTCGCGCCCGAAGCGTCGTGCGCCGTCACGCCGGATTTGAGCGTCGCGGGTGTTACGGTGTCCTCGGTCAGGTCGATGAGCGTTCTGTCGCCGTACACGACCTTGCTCTTTGTGGTCTCACCTCCGGAAATCTCAGGTGCCGCCATACGCTCACGCTCCTGCCTTCTTGCCGATGGTGACGGTCACGCCGCCGGCGGCATTGGGCGTTTCATTGTAGTAGATCGCGGCCACATCGACCTGCGACATGTAGTCATACCCTGCGTCCGGCAAAATCGTCTGCGCGGTCGTCAGCGGCTCGACGGATTTCGTCTGCGCCTTGATGGCCTCGCCGCTGTACGTGCCCGTCACGCCGAGAATCGTCACGCCCGCCTTGATGTTCCCGGCAATGATCTTCGCGGCCTCTGTGGGGTCGATGGCGACCTTGCCGCTTCCGTCGTGGTAGCCGATGGGGACGATGTACTCGCCCTTGACCGTCGTGATCTTCGCGGCCACCGCGCCGTTGTTCGGCATTTCGCCCGTGATCATCGAGCCCCTTGCGCCCGCCGTCTTGCCGAATAGGATTTCCGAGGCCTTGACGGTCGCGCCGGACGTGTCGAGGTCAAATTCACACGTGCCGGTATGCAGCTCGCCGTCCGCGCCGTGGTATTTAAAGCCAAGCAGGACTTTACCCGGCTCTACCGTGTCGGCGGTCAGGTCTAACAGCACCTCGCCGCCATAGATAAATTTACTTCTGCCCAAAATTTACACCTCCGATGCAATGTAGACCGTCGTGCCGGTCTCGTTGGATACCTCATAGTATGGGACTTTTGTGACGGTCACATCGTCCGCCAGCAGCTTGTTTTTCGTCGGCAAAACAACCGGCTCAAATGCCTTCGGCACGACTTCGTAGTCCCCTTCATACGCCTCGCCGCCCTGATAGACCACCTTCGCCGGGGCGATCTTCATTTTGATCTCCGGTTGGGAGAGCGTCATTTTAATCATACCCCGCCTCCTTGAGAAGCTCCTTGACCGGCTGCGAGACGATATCCGCGGCCTGCGGGTTGCCGTCCCCGTCCGTGAGCGCCAGCTGGAGGCGCGCGCTCTTGCCCGTGTCCAGCTGCATCGCGTCGGCAAGGGGGATCGTGACGAGCAGGTGCGTCTCGTCGACGACCGCCGGCACGTACTCAAAGAACAACGTGCCCTGCCGGAGCCAGAACTGGAGCTTTGTCGCCTTGGTCAGATCCGCGCCGACCACCTCGACCGATAAAGCATTTTTGATCTTTTCGCGCATCGTATCACCTCACTTTGGATTTCCCACGACGTACTCGACGACGTAGGTGCCGCTGATGCGGCAGATCTTCACGCGGTCGCCCGCCTTGAATGTAACGTTGGTATTGCATTTGTAATGCTTTGCTGTGGCGGCGGTCTGGCCGTCGAAGATCAGGCTCAAGCCGTCTGTGTATTTCGCGCCGACTGTGGCAAGCTCTGCCGCAGCCGGTTCCGTGTTTTGCTGCCCGCTCATGCAATCACCGTCCTTTTTGCTGTGTGCGTCATCAGCTCGCCGGGGCTTAATCTCAGCTGCCAGCCGGTCTCCTCGTAGATGCCGCCGAACTCGGGCGCGTCGATGCTTAGAACGTCGCCCACGCCGTGCCCACCCTCCGGCAGGCCGTAGAACGTGATCGTCCGGGTACCGAGTTGGGATTGGAAGCAAAGATCGTCCACGTAGGCTTGCAGCGCCTCCTGCGAGGCGATGTTGTCAACCTTTACCACCTGCGTGATGCGCTGGCCGCGCTTAAAAATGGAGATGGAGCTCGACGGGCTGTTATTCTCGGCTCTGGCCACTAAGGGAGCCTCCAAGTCCGGGTTGCTGCAAATGGCGACAAAGACATTCGGCGCGTCGAAGATGTCCTGCTCCTGCGACATATCGCGCGAGACGGGCGCCAGCAGCCGGATATCCGTGCTCGAGTAGCTCCAGCGGATATTTGCCGCATTTGGTGTTGCCTTTGGCTCCAGATGCCCGATGCCGCTGCCGTCGAACCACACGGGTTTGTAGTTGATCTCGCCGAGCAGCTGGTTGCAGATCGTGAGATAGTCCGTGCCCTCCTGCCAGTCCTCGCGGTCGGTCTGCAAGGTCTCGCTCGTGGGGGTGGCGATCACGAGGCCGATCCCGGCCTGCGTCATGAGCTGCTGCACGGCGGTAATGTAATTTGTCCCGGCGGCGAGGTGCAAAATGCCCTCCGTCTTGATCGTCTGGATCATCCAACTGCGGTCGTACGCGTCGAGCCGGAGGAAGTGTCCTTGCGCGCTGACGGTGTCCGAGTACGTCGTGATGCGGTACACGCCCAAGGGGTACTCTTGCCCGTCAAGCTCCAGCACAGGCTGGAGCTCGTCGGAAAGATACTCGATATCGGGGTTGTGCATAAATGTTCCGCCGAGGCTTCCCATGATGTCTCCGGACGCGTCGACGAGCACGTCGGGCGCACTGTCTTTGAGCCAGCGCAGCTCCGAGAACTTCGCGCCGCGCCGCAGCACGTCCACGCGGTAAGATACCTTGTGCGTCATAGCGTCACCTCGTCGTCATAGTCGATTTGCTCGACGGTGAAATTAAAGACGTTCAAAAAGCCGTCGTGCTGCTTCGGCAGGCTCGTGATGTAGCCGATGACCATGTCGCCCTGCGGCGTCTTTGCGCAGACAAGCTTGCCCACAAGGCCCATGAGCTGCCTGATCTCGCTCTCATCGAGCAGCGCCGCCGTAATGCTGAGCGAGTCCGTGCCGGAGTCGACCTCGACCGCGACGGGATAAAACGCGCCGGAGAGCTGCAAAAGCTCGACCTGCCGGGAAAGTGTCCGCGTGGTCTGCCGGTGCTGGCTGTCCGAGTATGGGAGTCTCAAGGTCTGGCCGGTGTCCAAGTCTGACACCTGATGCACCTCCGCGCGAACATCGACTGTGACTGCGCTGGATAAGCCGTAGTTGCTCGAATCTGCGTAGCAGCCGCGCACCTGGTACGTTGTGCTGCCGGAGGACAGTTCGTCGGTGTACTGCGTCTGGGTGAGCTTTACGATCGGCTTTTCGTTTCGGTACACAAGATAAAAGTCATAGCTGCCGGAGGTCTGCCAACTGAGATCCGCGACGCTTGACGCCTGCACGGTCAGCGTGATGCTTGCGCCCGGCGTGTTGGTGACAGGCAAAGCCGCCGCGCCCCAGTCGGACCACATGCCATATTGATTTTGCACGCGCACGCGCACCGTGTGGCTGCCGTCCGCAAGATACGCCTGGCTTGTCCACGTCTTGTCCGTGCCGTAGTGCGTGCCGCCCGAGAGCTTGCCGTCCAGCTCCACCTGGTACGCCTCCTGCTCGGAGGTCTGCCAGCTGATGGATGGGCGCGGGCCTGTGGACTTGATCTGGATGCTCGGAGCCGTTGGCGCGGCGATCACGACGATCTGCGCCGCATCGCTCCACGCGCCCGCAACACCGTCTGCGTTGTAGGTGCGCACGCGCCAGTATTTGATGCTGGATGTGAGCGTCCCGGCAGGGCACGTCCACTGCCGCGCAGCGCCGGTCACGGTTGCAAGCGTCTGCCATGTGCTGCCGTCGGTGCTTTTTTGCAGGTCTGTTTTCGACTGCGCCGTACCTGTGGATGATGCGTGCCCCCAGATGAAGATTTGATCTTTCGAGCCGTCTACAACTACGTCCTTCGGGCTGATCGGCCACGCCGTCGGCGGCACGTCTTCCACGCTCAGCGTCATCCAGTCGGACGTGAGCGTCTGGTTTGCGTTGGTCTTCGCAATCACGCGCCAGTCGATGCTCTCGCCGCTGATCGTGCCCGCCGGGACTGTGACGTTCGGCGCATCGCCTGCCCATGTGTTGACGTTGATGTTTGTGATCTCTGTCTGCCCATGCTCGCGCAGCTGCAGCGTAAAGGATTTTACCGCAAGAGGTGTGATGGACGGTTCGTCCGCTTTTTGCTCAAAGCCAAATCCAAAGACGTTATCTTGACTAAGGTCGATATACCCAGACGATGGCGCGAAATTTTTCAGACTGCCGGTCGCTGTCGTTTCCGACGTAGTAACGATAATATAAGGCTTATTTGAGGCGCGGCTACTCTGGATATCGCATCCATGTCCTTGTATCCCTGCTGATACTCGGACACCATTTGCAATGATATATTTTGCTGCATTTGCAGTTTGACCTATATCCTCAGCGACAAAATATGCTTTAGAACTTGCATCATTTAGATTGTAGCCCTTTGAGCTGAATGTCCCCGGAGCTGTTGCAGATGTTACTGTGTTTTCGTCAAATGGCTCTCCTAGTGACAGCACTTGGACATAGTTATTTCCGGAAGTTTTGCTTGTAAGATAAAGCGCTAAATCAATGTCTGTTATGACATTAAACTTATTTGCTGCTCCGGCTATGTCGAAAGACAAGTATACATAGCCATTCACTCCGACTCCCAGTGTTTCGCTTGTGTGATTATTGTATGAGGAATCGGAAGGTCTAGTTTGCGCACTTTGATTCGCGTAAAAATTCTGTACACCCACCTCACGTCACCCCCATTCTGGCTACTCTGCGCTGGTTTTTCATGCGGCGGATGAAATCGTCGATCTCGCGGATTTCATTTGCCTGCACGATAAAGTTGTAGGTATCGCCGCCGGAGAGGCTGCGCCCTTCCTGGTTCGTGCCGATGCGCGAGCCCTGCGGCAGCCAGACAGGCTCGGGGCCGTTTTCGCCGACCCACGTCACGCCGCCAACAAAGTTGTCCGTGCCGGCTGCGTTCTGATGCCACTTTCCGTCAGCTCCCATGTAGCCGCCCGTGCCCGTGTAGCCGACGCCGGAAACGTAGCTCGAGCCGCTGGACAAAGCGCCCTTATACTGGAGCTGCTGCATGTTGCTCAGCTGGCCGCTGGACATATTGAGGCCGAGCGCGGTTTTGATCTTGTCGCCGTTAAACGTCAGCAGGCCGACAAGCAGATTTGTCGTGTCCGCGATCAGCGCCATCGTTGTCGCGACCGGCTTCAATGCCGCGTCGAGCGCCGGAAGCACAGCGACGGTCAGGTCGCCAAGCGGCTCCAAGATCTGCGTTGCAGAGGTCAGGATGCTGCCAAATTTGTCTACAACGCCAGACTCCACAAAAGCCTTGCCGATCTTCTGGATAAAGTCCGCCGTGTCGCCCAGCGCCTCGGTCATATACGGCGCGTACTCGGCGGAAATCTGCTTGGTTACGGCTTCCTGCGTTTTGAGGAGCTTCTGCTGCGCAGCGTCCGTTGCTGCGAGCGCTTCGATTGCCTCGTTATCCAGCACGTAGCCCATCTCATGCGCTTCGTCGGTGTACTTTTTGAGTCCTTCGCTGCCCACCTCAATCAGAGGGTTCAGCTCCTGCGCGGATTCCGACATCAGATCCATTGCCAGCGCGTCGCGCTGCGCTTGGTTGTGCATGTTTCCGAGCGAGTCAATGACGTCATAAAAGACAGCATCTGCGCTGCGGAGGTTCCCGTCTGTATCTTCGAGTTTGACGCCAAGCGTTTCAAACGCCTTTGCCGTGTCCTCTGAGCCGTTCTGCGCCTCCTGCATTTTGTTGGTGATTTCTTTGAGAGAGTCCTTGACCCGGTCATAGGTCACGCCGAGCATGTCGGAGGCATACTGCCATTCCTGCACTTCCTCCACGCTCTGGCCGGTCACGCTTGCGAGCGTCTTGACCTCCTTCGCGTACTCGGCGGACTCCTTGGTGATGCTCATCAGCTGCTTTTCGACCTTGACGACTGCCGCAATCAGGGCAGCAAAACCACCGACTGCCGCCGCTGTTCCGGCGTTGATTCCGTTCAGGGAGTTCAGCGCCTTCGTCGCGCCCTCGGGCAGGTTGATACCCAACTTATCCGCCGCGCCGCCGATCGCGTCGCCAAGGCCGACGGCCTCGCCCTTGCTGCCCGCAAAGGATTCCTTGAGATTGGCAAAAACGCCCTTTGCGCCCGTGCCCTCCTCCTTGGCCTTCGCGACGGAATCCTTGACCTTATCCATCGCCTGCTGGAATTTCGAGCCGCTCGCGCCCGCCTTGTCGAGCTCGGCGTTGTTCTCTTCCAGCGCGTCTTTCATCTTATAGAGTTCGGCCTCGGCGTTGTTGAGCTTGGTCTGCCAGACAGCCGTCTGGTCGGCGGCCTTCTGTACCTGCTCAGACATGTCCTTATACTCTTTGCTTCCGGCGTCGAGTGTGCTGGCCGTCTCGTCGAAAGTCTTCTGTGCCTTCTCCTGAATCGACTGCGCCTCTGCGACGGCCTTTTTGAGGGTGTCGACGCGCTTCTGCTGGGCATCGACTTTCTTGCTCAAAACCTCGCTCTTGGCGCTCAGAGCCTCCATACTGTCTCCGTTTTCGGAGAATTTCGCGGAAAGCAGGTTCATTTCAGACCCAAGCTCTCGGAACGATTTGTCGATACTGCTCAGTGCCGCACGGTATTCCGCCTCGCCGTCGAGCTTGACTTTTGTGTTAATGCCGGGCGTTGCCATCAGCCGCCACCTCCCATCAGGTACTGTGCCAGCGACAAGCGCGCAGGCTGCTCCGGCGCATTATGCGCACACCGGCTCGGCGTGGCCATGGAGGAGAAATACTCTCTGTAGATAGCCATGCACCGCGCCGGTGTCATCCTGCGCCAAAAGACGGTCTCGTCGTTTTTCAGCACATTTACCCAGATATTCAGGTACCATGCGAAGTTGATACCGCCGCCTCCGCTTCCATGGTCTCCGCTTTTTTTTCGTCGTCTGTTTCGTTGACGGCCAGGATCGTCATACGCATGATGTCCGGTGCAAGCCGATCGACCGTGTCGTAGGATAGCCGTCTCCCGAGCTGCTTCTCGGTGTATGTGATGGCAAAGCCCTTTTCGTCCACCCATTTCTGCTCATCGGCGTAGTCGTTGAGCATTGCGGCCAGCAGCTGCAAGACCGACTTGAGCGTCCGTTTGCGGGACAGGACGGGGCCGAAATTGCCGCCGTTGACGATCTGCACCTCGGCAAGGACATTGTTGTTGCAGCGGAGTACCCAATCGCGCCCGTCAAAGCGCCACGCGACTTCGCGCGGCTTGATATCTTCCATGCTTAGCCTCCCGCCACGTCTGTGGCTGCCGTCTTAAAGACCTCGTCGCACCACGCCTTGGCGTCGGCCTCGGTGTCGAGCGTCGCGACCTCCAGAAGGTCGCCAAGATCGTCGACCAGGAACTCGCCGGTCGTGGTCGGGGTCTGGAACGCGATGCTGTCACCCATCGTCTGTCCGTTTGTTGCAGGCGGCCCAAAGAGCACCTTCCGGGCGAACACCGCCGTGAATTTCTCCACGCCGTCGATCATGTCGGGCATGTAAAAACTCCACCCGACGTACTTGCCGGTCGACTTCTTGCCGAAGGTCAGGCTCTTGACGGTGGAACTAGCCACAGTGCGCTGTTTTTCGTACGCGCCGTACATGAGCTTCTGCGCTTCAGTCGGGATATACTTGACGCCGGCGGTCGCCGTGCCGCCCGTGGCCTTCTTCATATACTCAGCCAGAACGGACTCGGCGTAAATCCGGCCTTCGGCAAAGCGCATCTCAAGGCCTACGGTCATCGCATCGCCCATGGAGACGGGCGTGCCGTACTCCGTGCCTTCACCGGTTGTTTTTTTCTTATACTCTGCGACTTGCAGGTATCTCAAATCAAATGCAGGCATGATTGCCTCCTTTCATCGATTGCTGTTGATAATTTCTGCTGCCTTGTCGGTCATGGCCTTGTTCGCGCGGTCCCACGTGGATTTGACCGCGTTAGACCAATAGTAGTCGGCCTTGATCTTGCCGCCCGTGCGGCGGCCGTAGTTGAGGACAAAGCCCTTGACGGCGTATTTCTGCTGCCGCGAGTCCTTGCCGGAGATCGTGACGTACATGTACGGCACGCCCTTTTTGTCGCGTGAGACCTTGCGCGCCTTTGTAAAGTGCCGCAAGGTCTCGCCGGTCCGGCGGGGTTTGGTATTCTGGTGCCCGGCCTTGATAAAGGCGGAGTGGACGCTTTTGTACATCTCATCCACGCCGACCGACAAAATCGCCTGAAGGTTGTCGTCGGTAAAAAGGTCGGCTTGGTTCAGCTGCCGGATAGCTTCCTGTATGCCGTCCAGCGCGATTTTCGTATCGAGCTGCGCCATCAGATCACCTCGCAGGGGATGTCCGAGTAATACGTCATGGTCTCCTCGTCAAAGGACTGCTCGCTTTGCCCGACGGCGATGTGCGCCGCCGCCAGCGCTTGCAGCACCTCTGCGGTCAGCGTGTCGCCCTCGGTCTGCGTGGCCACGGTGACAACACACAGGCCGACCGTTGCAAAGGGTATCCCGTCTGCGTTCACGCTGCGCGTGCCGGTCGGCGTCCAGACGAGGTAGCGCGTGAGCGGCGAGCCGTCCGGCGCGTGCTCCGGAGCCTGCACCTTATACACAGCGCCGGGGAGCACCGTCTCGAGCGCCTGCTCAATCTTGGAGTATTTCATACTTGCCCTCCGGCTCTGCGAGCGAAAGCGTCGTGATCGGCAGGCCGTCAGAGTCATAGCCCCGCTGCGCCTGGTCGATGCGGTAAATGTGGTCGTCTTCGAGCACCACAAACTGCTCGGCTTTGATATCCTCGCCGCCGAAGACGCGGGGGATGCTGACCATCCGGGTAAGCTGCACACCGGCTTGCTTCCCGGCATAAAATCTGGCCGCGTAGACCTCCCGCTCGCAGTAAAAGTGGCTCGAGGCGATGCGCAGGCGGCGCTGGAGGGGAGACGAGGCCGGGAGCAGGTCGCAGACCGTGCACACCTTGTCGTAGATCATCCCGTGCCGCCTCCCATCTTCTGCTTCGCGAGCTTGTCGTTGAGCATCCGGCGCAGATACGTCGGCAGCTGCTTTTCCTCGGCGTTCGCACGCGCCTTGTACATCCAGCCGCCGACCATCGCCGTCAGCATGTCGTCCGCGTCGCAGTCCGGCTGGAGCGCAACGCCGCGAGTGGTGATAAAATCAGCGGCCTGCGTCAGGATACCCCGCAGATACGTCTCCTGCTGCTCGGTTGCGCGCAGGATACCGAGATCCACCATCATGTAGGCCAACTGGGCGTCCAGTGACATAGGCCGCCTCCTTTCCTTAGCCCGCCTTCGCGGTCACGCTGCCGGAGCCGACTGCAATCGCGCGGCCGTTTCCGTCGACCTCAACCACGGTAATGGTCTGGCCGGTCGTGCCGTCGACGGTCTTATTCGCGGGCAGGTCTGTCCAGAGCTTATCAAGCGTCTCGCCGTTTGCGACTGCGATCGCCTGCCCGGCAGTCTGGTACTTGAGCTTGCCGGAGCCGTTGCCCGCGACGGTCACAACGCTCTTGCCGTTGGCAGAGCCCGCAGCGGTGGTAACAATCAGAGTGCCGATGGCTGTATTCGCGCGGTCCTTGCCGAAGGTCGTGGTCGTGGTTGGCGCGGTGTTGCCGTAGTTGACGAGGACAAACGCCTCGCCGATGGCGGGCTTGCCGTCACGGCGTTGCATGCCCTTGAAGCACGTCTGGTTTTCCAGCCAACGGACGTTGGTGTTGGACTCAATGGTTGTGCCCTCGCGCTCGACCGAGCGGTACAGGCTCATATAGCCGCCCGCGATCTCGTTGTCCGGCATGACCTCCCACTCGACGATCTCGCCGCCGACGATCGGGATGGAGTTGCTGACGCCTGCGACGAGAGCCGCTGCATCGTTAAAGGCCAGCGCGCGGGACTGGATGTCCATGTGCGTCTTGCGGTTCATCACCCAGATCACCGTACCGTTGGAGTAATCCGGCTTCGCCACGGCGAGCGCCGCGACCAGCGGGCGGAAGAATTCCACGCCGTTCTTTGCGGCCAGATCGAGCTTAAGGATGTTGCTCGTGTGCAGATCGGTAAAATCGCCCTGCTGCGAGCCCCACCACGTGGGTTTGGTCTGCGCGGCCAGACGCGTGATGATGCCGACGGGCATGCTCTCGCCGGTGCCAAACCAGATGGACTTATCGATCGCCTTTGCAAGCGACGAGGCCAGCGCCTGAAGGATGGTCGTCGTGAGCGAGAGGTCGCTGTCGTCCATCAGGACAGAGTTCGGGACGGCCATGTAGCCGCCGACCATAAAGCCGTCCATCGTCAGCTGCCAGAAGTCGATATCGATCTCGTTGAGCCGATCTTTCATTTCCGTCCAGATGGCCTCGGGGGCGACGCCCGCGACATTCTGGCGAGTCGTGCCGCGGAAACTCGTCGTGAAGCAGTAGCGCAGGAATTTCGACTCCTGATACGTGAGGTCGCGCAGGATCGGCAGGAAGCCGTCCGGGATACCCAGCTCGCCGCCGGTGACGCTGCGCTGCTGCGCGCGGGCCTCGCGGATTTGCTTGAGGAAGGTGCGGACCTGTTCGGACTGCATGAGCGCGTCGCGCTCGGCGTAGGTGAGGCCGAACCAGCGGCGCTCGGTGGTGTTGTTCATGGGTACAAGGCTCCTTTCGTGGTGATCGTTGTTTCTGGTGTCAGAGTTGGACACCGTGGGTGTTGCCGGGGGCGGGGTCTGCTCGGCCTCCAGCCGGGCAATTTCCGCGCTGCGGGTGTCAATCTCGCCCTGGATACGGGCAATCTCGGCGGCGTTCGCGCTGCGCTCCTGCTCAAAGGTATCCACAGCCGAGGATACAGCGTTGCGCTCCTCGTCGGTGCTCGTCTCAGTGATCTCGCCGAGTGCCTGGCGAAGCTGCTCTTCTCTCGCGGCAAAGCCGTCTCTCGTCTGCTCCAGCGGGGTCAGCTGGGCGCGGAGCGCCGTGATCTCGCTGTTCAGGACTAAAACTTTAAGTGCTGCCATTTACGGGTTTCCTCCTAACTTCTTGTTCATTTCTGCGCGCCACGTTTCCAGGCGGCGCTTTTCGATTTCCTCAAAATCCCGTTTCCGGGCGCTGACCGAGGTCTGCTCGTAAGCCGGGAAGGTGCAGACGCTGACCTCATACAATGGGTCAATTTCTTCGATTTCCCAGCGATACTTGCCATTTCCGAGGTCGCGGAACGTCTCGGATTTGATGGCAAAGCCAAACGAGCACTGGTCGACGTCTCCGCGCTGGACTCTGGCGTACAAGTTCATCGCGTCCACGTCGTCGCGGTTGATCCGGACGCTGCCCCATAGGCCGCGTTCGTCCTGCTTGAGCGTCAGTGTGCCGGCTTTCGTCCTGCCAAGTACTAAGCTCGTGTCGTGGTTGATGAGGGCTCGAATGTCGCCAGAGATCGAATTCGTAAAAGCGCCGGGCTTGATGATCTCGCTCACGTCGTCCCACAAGGGGTACTCCGAGTTAAAGACCGCAAAGTAGCCCTCAATGTAGAGGTCACTCTCGGCCTCGCGCGTCTGAAACGCCTGCGGGATGCAGCGCACCTGACGCTGCTGTCTATTCTGTTCCACCGTCTCCACCTCCTCCTTGTGTAAGCTTTTTTTGATCTGCGATCATGTCGCGCGGGATGTAATTTTCCAAAATGACGAGCTCGTTGAGCCCTTCTTTCGGGCTGAGGCCGACCCAGTCGCGCACCTCGTTGCCGGTCATAAGTCCGCGCACGTAGAGGTTGGATGCTACGTCCGCGAGCTCCTTTGTGCTGTAGCTGTAGAGCCTGCGCGTCGACATCGTAAAATAGAGGTCGGTCGCATAGAGGAGCTTGCGCGTCAGCTCCTGGCAAATGATGTTCGCAATCGTCGTGGCGGTCGTCTTGATCATGTGGTTGTGCTCACTGTCCGAGTACGTCCCCACGCCCAGCATGAAGGGGGTGACGCCGACGAGCGCGGCCACGGCCTTTTTGTCGAGTTCCACACCGTCTTTGATGGCTAAATCGGACAGGCTCAGCGGCTTGACCTGCTGCACGTCCATGAGGTCAGCCGGGACGATCCACGGCTCTCCGGCGCTAGATCCCGTGATGTAGTCGTCAATCAGACGGCGGCGGCCTGCCGGGTCGGAGAATTCGTCCGCCAGCGCGTCGACCTTGACAATGACGCTGGGCTTCCATTTGTCCGACATAAAGCCCTTCTTCGTCGCCTGCTCCTGCCGGAGCGAGTTGACCACGTCAAGCAGGCTCATCCGGAGCCCGAGCCCCTGCCACGGGTGGTCGGGGTCGACCCAGCGGCGGAACTGGAGGACGGTCTCGGGGTCATACTGCTTGCCGCGCCAGTCGATGTATACCGTCTGGCCTTCGTCCGGGCTTATCGCCTGCGCGCCCGGCATGGGGGCTAAATCGCGAAGAAGGCCGTCCCGCGTGACCGGCAGGAAGAAGGCCGTGCCGCTGGAGTTTGTGAGCATCGCCCACACAATGGCGGAAATCAGATCCTTGCGCGTGCCGAAGCTCCACGGCGAGATGTCCATAAACCGGGAAAGCGCGTTCCGCACGCGCACGTCGCCGTCCGGCGTGTTCTGCATGAGCTGAATCGTTGCGTTCGATACGATGTCGGCAAGGCCGCCGACCGCGGCCAGCACGTCCGGACTGTCCGCAAGCCTGCAATAGCCCGGCACGCCCAGCGTGTCCTGATCGACCGCGCCGATCACAAATTTTCGCAGCGCGTCGTCCTGCGCGGATCTGCGCTGCACTTTTACTTTCAAGTGGCATCACCGCCCTCTCCTAAATCTCGGATGATTTGCAGCTCACGAGCGGACAGCTCCCAAGTATGCGCCGCTGCTCTCTCTGCTGCCGCTCTCTCTGCTGCCGCTCTCTCTGCTGCCGCTCTCTCTGCTGCGGCCCTCTCTGCTGCCGCGCTCTCTGCTGCGGCCCTCTCTGCTGCGGCTCGATCTGAGAGGAGGAGCCCGCCGCCGAAGATGGTCTTTTTCTTAGATCTTTGCGCGTCAAGCGTGCTAACTGCAACACAGTCGTTCCGGCAGATGGTTATGGGCACGCCATAATGCGCATACTTGTTCATCATCGCGGCCGTCAACACGTGCATCGGATAAGTGTACTTTGGGAGCTCGCGCTTTCTCTCGGCTTTGACTTGTCGCATTGCGTTGGCGATTATTTGGTGCAGATCCGGCGCAGATTCCGCAACGATGTCGCGATCAAGATTTGTAACAAACGCCGTAGGGACGGCTGCGCCATTATCGTAGGTGATAACTGCATCGCAAATGATATGGTTCATTTGGAGCGCGAGGCGACCGCGAAATGCCACAAGCCCCGGAGAAAACAAAAAATATGGGATATTCCGGGCAAGATAGAATTTGCAAATTTCTGACAAAATCGAAAACGGCGGATTATCCAACACAAGGCAGCCTTCGGGGTAATCGTAATTCACGAAGTCGCCGCCCGGGTAGAAGGGGCGGACGATGCAAGCCGGGTCGATATCGTACCGGTTGCATACCCAATCCCGGATCGCGGCGTACACAAGCGGCGGCGTGTAGCAGTCATCCGTGGTCTTCTTCGGCTCGAACTTTGCGACAAAACTGTCGTATTCCGGGTTATCGTCAAACAGGCAAGCCTGCTCAAGCGCCACTATTTTCACCGCCTTTCTCTCTTGCTTCGTACCAGCCCGCGCCCTTGGCGCTGGCGGTCAGGTCTTCCAGATATGCGCACGCGGCAAAGACCGAGCAGTCAAAGACGTCGATGCGCAGGTTTGGAGCGATTTTTTCGTACATCACCATATCGTCGGCTTTTTCAATGCCGGCAACGTTCTGCACACAGTACTCATAGGGCTCTGCGTGCAGGTAGTAGAGCGTCCCCTGCTTCGCGCTCTTCTCCAGATACCGGAAGCCTTCGGACTTGAGCGTGAAGCGCTGGATCTGCGCCTTGATGGGGAAGCGCTCTTTTTGCATCTCGACAAAGTACTCGCGGCAGAATTTGGGGTCGTGCCCGACGCGGCGAATTTTGAAGCCCTCGGCGCGGCGCTTTTTGAACCAGCGCACAACGTCGGAGTGGTTTGTCACCTTGTCGTTCGTCATGTCGAGCCAGCCGTCTTCCATCCAGCCAAAGAGCGGTATCTGGTCCTGCGTCGCTTTCACGACGGCAGCCGGCCGCGGGAACCAGCAGTGCGGGATAATGATATCCACGCCCTTGTAGTGCCCGAAGAGGCAGCAGGCGGTTAAGTCGTGCATTTTGGAGAGGTCAGCGCCGCCGTACCAGCGGATGGGAAGCTTCGCAAGCTCGGGAAGCGTCCAATTGTACTTTTCGTCCGACTTGCGGAACTCCTGAATGTCGAACCACGCCTTGACGGCGTTCGTCGTGACGTTGAGCGACTTGTTGAGAAATTCTGGCCGGAGCATCGGGTTTTCTGCCGCGATGGCCGCGTCATTGATCATGTCCTGCGGCCGGATGGAGTACCCCCAGCCGGGGCTTGCGGCCTTCAGGACAGCCGGGTCGAGAAGATCGACGTCTCCGTTTTCCATCGTCGGCGCGGAGCACAGAAAGCAGAAGATCGTGTCCGCGTAGTCGCCCGTGACCGTGCCGCGCAGAATCTTCCGGCAAAGCTCTAAGTGGCCGAGCAGGAAGCCGCGCGCGTTGGGACCGTTGGACGAGATGATAATGACAAGCTTGTTGGTGTAGGCTTTTGTCGCGTCCTTGAGGATCTGGTACTGCTGCGGGCTCTTGTAGGTGTGCGCTTCGTCGGCAATGACAATGTTACAGTTAAAGGAGTCCTGCTTGTCGGGGTTCGCTGCCAGGGCGTTGATGGAGATCATGCCGTCGCCGACATCGCCGGAGATCGACCGCTCCATGTTGTTGTCGATGATGCGAAGACCCGTCTCCGGCTCATCCTTCACCGTCACGCCGAGGCGCGTGCAGTTGTACTTGAGGAAGTCAAAGCCCTCGAGTGCCTGCTTTAGCGCGCCGCCGACCTCGTACACCTTCGAGCCGGACGCTCGCTCATAAAGTGCCAGGGCAAAGGCCAGCGCAGCCGCAAACGTCGTCTTGACGTTTTTTCGCGGGATGAAGTCCACGGCCTCCTTAAAGCGGCGGATCTTCGTGCCGGGCAGGTAAAAGCCCATGATGTTGTAGACGATGAACTTGTGGTACGGCAGGAGCAGGAACGGTGTGCCGCGCAGGGGCGTCGCATCGAGAAATTCGCCCTGCTGGTGGCAGATCATCGTCTCGATGATGGCGATGATCTCGTTCGCGGGCTCCGTCCGGAATTCCCATTTTCCCGTGTCCAAGTCTGACACGTAGCGTTTACAGGCAAGCACCGCGTCCTCGCAGAGGCCGTTTTCTCCGGAGAGCGTCGCCTCGACAAAGCCGTCGACCTCGCGCTGGTACTGCGCGGCGTGCTCCTCGGCGTGACTCTTGGCCTCGGCCAGCAGCTGCTCAAGTTTGCTCGCGCCGCCCATCGGGACGCTCTTGGCTCTTGCCTTGTTGAGGCCCGTAGGTGTGAGGCCGAGCTGGTTGCGCAGCCCCTGCACCGTCGCGCGGAGATCCTCGACCGCTGTCCAGTACGGGCTCTTGGCTGTGTACTCCGCGCCGGTCTTGTTGACCATCGTACAGATGCGCTGCCCGCCCTGCTTCTTCCACTCTTTCTCGGCGCGGGAGAGCTCGCGCTCCGTCTTGGCCAGCTGCTTGATCGTCGGCTCAAATATTGCGTTGTACGTGCCGACAAGCTGCATGTCCTGCCGGATCATGTCCTCTCGCGCCATGCTTAGATTTCCTTTCTCTGAGACTCTGCCAGACGCAGCGCGCGAACGCCGCGTCCAGTCAAAAAAGGAGGATGATGAGATGACTCCGGGCACCGGCGGTGGTTCCCAATGCCGCCGGGATGAACTGCGCCCGGCAGAGCCTCAGATGGTTTGCGTCTTTGCGCGCCCGCGTCGTTTGCGCCCGCGCCGCGCGATTCGAGACTTTCGCGCGTGTGCGCGCCTGGCGGTCTTGTCTGAACCCCCTCCCGCGGTTTTCCCGCCGTCGGAAAGAGGGCCCCACTCCGGTGCTTCCCTCAGAACGGCGGCGGCGCGTTTTGAGGGGGGGATACTCTTCGCTGCCAGGCGAGACCGCGCTCGGTCAGCTTTCCGGTCACGCGATCGTGGAAGCTGTTGTGCGCGCCAGCGCTCACCGCGATGAGATTCCAGCGGCAAAAGCGCCAGCCGGGAAAGTCCTCTGCCGGGTAGACGTGGTGTACGACCGTCGCAGGCTCCCGCCTGCCGTATCGCAGCGCTTCCTGGCACAGCGGCTGCTCGCGAAGGACTCGAGCGCGTAAGTGTTTCCAACGTTTGCTTGTGTAATCCATGGGCAATAAAAAAATGCCGAGCCTCCCAGTATGGGAGACTCGGCATCTTGCCGTCCGGCTATCACCTCGGATGTAAAACAAAAACGCCGATCGACTCCCACACTGTGAGATATCAATCGGCGCTGACTCTGGCTCTGGCCTGACGGCACTGGCTCTGGTTCTGGCTCATATTCACGATGGTCTCGCGTCTGCAATGTTTGCAGTACAGAGGGAAATCGACAAGCGCGGTCGTCGGTAAGATCTTGACCTGCGTCGCGTGCCCGCATTTCGGACAAACGATCTTGTTTCCCTGTAAATCAAGTTTAGCACAAGGCTGCCCGGTATGCAACTGTTTTTGCAAAAAAAGTTCGCTCCTCTCGTAAGATATAGTAAAGACCCAAGTTATTAAAGGCTTACGCCTTTCGCTTTTCCCTGTTTCGCCAGGGAAGCTTGTAGTCCACATAATAATAGCTGCCGAACTTGTTTTCCTTCGCCTCGGGCTCTACGTCAAAGGCCTCTTTCGGTGGCACAGGCCGGTAGTTGTCCGGGACTTTTTCGACAGTGATGCGTGGTTTTTCAAGGTTCCGCGATGGCGTCCACAATCGGTCGCCCACATATTCTCTGCCGTGCTGCATCGGCTCCTTGGTCAGATACTTTGCCAAGCCAACAAAGCCGAGCTTGCCGACAGGCTCCCAGTTGATATCGCCGTCCGGCCAGAGCTTGCGGAGCACTTCTGTCTCGCCGGGATAATGGTTGAGGATGATGTGGTGATGCAGACGCTTGTCTCCGTGCCGGCCTTCGGTGGTGTATAGATATTTGTAGGGCCGGCCGAAGGCTTTGCGGCTCTCGCGCAGCTGACGGTTAAAAAGCTTCACCCGCTTCTGCGCGGCGAATGTGTTCGGCGGCTTGTGCTCCTCGGCGTAGGTGAGCGTCAGCAGCCAATCTGAATAGGTGAAGTTCGCGGCGATCAGAAACGCAAGCCGCTCATAGGCGTGGCGAATGTTGAGCTTTTCACGGATGGTCGTCTGCGGCAGGCTCTTCGGTGCTCTGCCTCGTCGCTTGGCCAAGGGCTCTGTAAAGACGCATTCGCGGCACAAGACGGATGTTTTCATTGAGACGAGATAGCTCATGTAAAAGATAGCCTCCTTATTCTGTTATCGTCGGGGCTCGGAAGCCCGAGCCCCTTATATCTTCCCGGCGGTCCCCGCGCAGCCCGTCATGGCAGCAGGCCGCGCCACAAGTCCAGATCATTTTTTCTTGCGCCGGGTGGATACCTTTTTGTAATTAAACTCCCGGATGTGCGGGTTGCGATCGCGGAACGGGACGAAGTACTTGCCGCAGGCCTTGCGCAGGATTGCGTCCAGTCGCTCCTGGAGCCAGTCCGCCTCCGGACCGCAGCCGTATGCGCCGTCAAATTCCGTGTCCAACTCGGACACGCGGCACGCCAGACGGTAAAGCCGCTCTTCGCCGAAGCCCTCCTGTGCGAGCGCCGCGAGAAACATGTCGGAGACCTTCTGCATACCCGCCTCCACGCCGATCTCCATCGCCGCGCGGCTCGCCGCTTCGAGCTGATCGATGTACTTCATTGATACACATCCTCATCTTTTGGCGGCTCAATCGTCCAGCCCTTGTCGCGCAGCATCTTGACAGTCTTGCCGGTCGTGTAGGCAGTTCCGGCAACGAAAAAAATTAGGGCAACGGTTGGAAGCAGCAGGGCAACCAATACAATGACGAGAATACTCATACAGTCTTACCTCCTTCTTATATTGCGGAAATGAACTGTTTGTTGACATAGGACTCCACGGGCGGATAATACGGCTTGCACTTATCCGCCACCATCCAAACCCAGTGGTCGTCTTTCCAAATCAAAAACGCGCTGATCTGCGGGTATACGGCATATACCCAGAAAACGCCGCCGGATAAAAGCTCAATCTGAAACATTGCCGTTCCCCCCTGTATTTGTCTGATACTCGCCGTAGCTGCAAAAGTCCATCCCGTTTGTGCATGTCTCTAGAGCAAAGCAATGCCCGTTTGGACTGTCTACAACGCCGGTGTGCCTTTGCCAGTGCTTGCAGTCCTTGCAGCGCATATTCGTTTCGACGTTAATGGTAGGTGCCTCATCCAAATAATTGATGATCGAGTCAAACTCCCAGTCTTCGATTTCGCCCTTTCTGAGGTTCTCCAGTGCCTTGTTGTAGATTGCATCCGCGTCAACTGGTCGCATCGTCAAATCCTCCATCCATCTTCGCCCCGCAGCTGGGGCAATAGTTCGGCAGACATTCCGGGTCGTCCGTCCCGTCGTCGATGTAGTGACCACAATTTGAGCAGACCCACACATCATAGACAAGTGCGCCGTCGGCATAACCGTCTCCCTCTCCCTGCCACTGCCCATGCACCACCTCCGCAACGTCGGCGGCGGGCATATCTTGCAGCATATTTGCTGCGTCCTCATACGCATCGGCGTAAATACCAGATTCGCCGCCGAGTTCTTCAAACGATTCGCTCATTGCTGCTGCTTCCTTTTTCATCAGCTCGATTGCTGTGTCGCGCCGGATATAATCAGTCATAATCCATATACTCCCTTCAGATTCTGTTGCAACTCGGGCGGAATGGCGTAAAACGGCATGCATCTACTCAGGATCTCTGCTTTCAAAAGCCGCTCCGCCTGCCGCTTGGTCAGCCGCCGCTCTCGCTTCTTCGGCGGAAGCTCGCCCTTTGCCGCCGCAATGGCGGTCGGGTTGTGCTTATGTTGACCCATCGATTGGCCTCCTGTTCCAGGCAGCTGCTGCCTCATCGCGTTCGTCAACAATGGTTTCGATTCCCCCGGTCCCAGACAAACGTATTGACAGCTCATAATCTATTCTGGTGAGCCGGACTGGGCAATCTTGGCATTCTACTCCAAATCGCCATCCGACGATGCCTTTTCCATATTCTGTAGAGCTCACAACGACTTTCGCCTCCCCGCCGCAGAACGGGCACGGTTTCAGTTCATCCATCCTTCTTCCCCTCCTACGGCTTGACATCCACATTTACCGGGAACTCGGTGTGGAACTCGATCACATAGTGATATGGGTCGGCGTGTGTGCCAGTGATGTCCTCGACCACGTAGAGCGTGTAGTCGTTGAGGTAAATGTAATTCTTCTTGTACTCGTTTGCACCGACCTTGCACGTTACGACCAGCTCCGAAGAGGAGTTGTTGCTGATGGACATATAGCCCTCGGCGTAGAGGATGATTTTGTCAGTTCTCGCGTTGTAGACCGTGATCCTGCGCTCACAGCTGAAATTGTCAGCGGCGACGTTCATATTGTGGTTTACCTTGTCCGCTTCCCTCGTCATACATCCTGCGAGACCGGCAATAAGCATGATAGCCGCCAGAAGCAATGCCATTCGTTTTTTCATTTTTCAGTGTCTCCTTTCATTGCCTTCTCGGCTTTGGCAGCCTGGCGGCAATTTGCTTTAACAATCCCGATTGCGATATCCCCACGGAGACTCCACGTGTAGTCCTTATGCGGTAGAATCAAGACGCGCCCGTCCTTGTCGGCCTCGGCAAGCTCACGTAGGTGGTCATAGCTACAAAGGCTCTCCAAATCAGCAAGGCGCATTAGCTTCAACGCAATCTCGTCAGCCTTGTCTTTCGGCAGAACTTCCTCCGGCTCACATCCGCTGTCCTCGTAGGCCGCTAGGCGCAGAAACCGCTCCTCTGGGATATTCCGAGGATACCCGTTTGCAAGGCGGCGCTCGTACTCTTCTCGCTGCGCGTCAGCTTCGCGTTTATTTGTCAGTCGTTCCATGTCTCATACTCCTTCTCGATGTATTCGCAGTATGCCCTTTCTAGCCGCGCGCCCGCGCTGTCCTCTGCGTCCGGCAGGAAAACGACCACGTCAGCCGCATCAATCATCGCAAAGCAGATGCGCATGTAGTCTTTCGGGCGCATCCCTTCCGGCAGGTCGGCTGGGTTGAGAGGGATGTGGCCCCCTCGGGCTATCTCCGCCGCCGCTTCCTTAAATTTCGCCCGGTATTTCGGATCTCCGGGGATTTTACCGGCTATGTAGACTTTCATGCCTTTTCTCCTTCCTCCGGCGCTTCCGGCAAGCCGCGCCATTCCCATTTGTCGGTTTCGCTCCCGTATCCGCTGCACGTTAGGCACACGCAGCTCTCCCGATTGCCGCATCGGTCGCAGTCCTCCTGTCCAAACACACTGAGTTCATCCACACACGCTGTTGCATATTTGCAATATGTGCATCCGCTTTTCCTGAGTTCGCCCAGCAACGCGTCCCTCTCAGCCTGCGCCTGCGCGCACCGCCTTTTGGCGGCGTCAATGTCTGCTAAAAGGTCTGCGATTGCAATCTTGGATTCCTTCAGAAGCGTCGCGACACAAAAGGCGCGTTGCTCGATACCCGCACGCATCGGGCAAGTATCGCAGCCCAGATCCGACGTGCAATGCCGCAGAGCACTAAGAATTTCAATCATCTCCATCGTCAAACACCTCGCCATGTTTTTTCGCGCAGAACTGCCACCACGGGCATTGCGGATACACGATAGGGTCCCCTTTATAACGGCAGTCGTCTTTGTGGGCGCAGTTTGAGCAGAGATGCGGGAACCACGTGAGCGCCGCGTCGCGCTCTTTTTCGATTTTCTCGTTCTTGTTGACCCTGAACAGCGTCAGCGTCACGCGCAAAATGGCGTACACGCACACCGCGCGGAGGGCAAACTCGATGGCGATGACGATAGCGGAAATGGTGCTGCTACTCATGGATGCGTACCTCCTTTTTGAGCTCAAAAAAATCAGAAAACTTTGCGCCGAACAGATCGCAGATCTTTCTTGCCGTGCTGATGGTGCACGGCTCGCCCCGCAGCGCGCGGGATACAGTCGGCGCGGACAGGCCGGTCTTCCGGGCGATGGCGACAAAATCGCCGTATCGGTAAAGCCCATAGACCGCCTCGCGCCGGGCGACAATTTTACTCATCGGGTACCTCCTCGCATTCCTCCTGCCGGACGATCGTCCGGTGCTTTTCATCGAGCGTCACAATGTAAGTCGCGCGGATGCCGTCGCAGCACTGGCGCTTTTGTGCTTTGTAGACCTTCCCGGGCTTGAGCTGGAATTCCGGGAAGACCGGCAGCGGCTTCGGTACGCGGATTCGGACCGGGACGGCCTCTTTCTTGCGGTACTGCGCCGGGACGTAATTTTCATTTTTCGCTCGCAGGTAGCACTCCCGGCAGCAGTAGATCTGGTTGACCTTGTACGTTGCAAACAGATTGCCGCAGCCGGGGCATTGCCGGAACAGCTGCCTGCTCATATCGAGCCCTCCTCTTCCGGCGGCAAAGGCAGCCAGCGCAGGATATTCGGGCCGTTGTCCGTCAAAAGTTCTGCGCTATATAGCTCCAGCTCCCCGCAGTGCGCGGTATCAACGTCATAGATCCGCATGCCCTCGGTTTCAAGCAGCAACAGGACCGGCCCGTCCGGGAAATCGCGGTCTGTGCGCCAGGCCATCCGAAAAGCGCCTTCCGGCAGCGCCGCCGTGTCAGACTTGGACACCGGCTGAAGCTCGTCCGTCAGCCCCAGCAGATAGTCCGCCGAGCACTTGAGCTTTTCGCAGAGCTCGGGCACGTGCTTCGCGTCCGGGTCGAGGCTGTCCGTGCCGTAAAAATAATCGTCGCCGAAGTCCCCGTTTGCGTAAGCGCGGATTTTCTCGACGGTCTTATCCGCAGCATAATTCGCAAAGGTGAGTTTCGTACCGTCCGCGAGACCGGCCGCGTCGATGGCCTTCACGAGCCGCGCGGCCTTGCGCTGGACACCTGCCCGGTAGACGCGCCGCTTATTTTCCTTCGCGTCCTCCTCTTTTCGCTTCTCCTCGGCGTTTTTGTCGGTGCGGTACTGCTTGGCCTTGGAGCACATCTGGTCGCAGACGTCATAGCAGCCGCGCGCTTTCGCGCCATACTCGCAGTCCATGCAGCACAACTCACCTTTGCACTGCGGCGTCCAAGAGACGCACGTCGCGTCATGCCGAAGCGCCGCGTCGTCGCGGGAGCTCGGGCAGAGTTTGCGGTCGGGGCAGTGCAGGCACGCGCTCGGCCGCCACTGCGCGCCGGCTGCTGCCAGTTCGCGCACCTTCGCGATACCGGCGGACGTTGGGAACTCCTTTGTCCGGGCAAACGCGTCACGAAGGCGCATCTGCAAGGCGATCTCGCATCGCGCAAGCTCCAAGGCCGTCGCGTCCGGGAGTTTGCCTGCCGCCCACTGCGTCTTGAAATCCTGAATCAGGTTCTCCTCGATCATGTGGAGGTTCGCGAGCTTTGTCTTGCTGACGTTGCAGGCTTCCGCGACATGATCGCGCATCCTGCCGGGGAACTCCACGCCCTGCTCCTTGAGATCGTAGAGAAGCCGCTCGACGCGCTGCGCCGCCTGGCTGATCTCGGCACTCGTCAGCACTCTGGCCGTGGAGTTTGCCATGATGAGTTCCAGCTCTTCCATGGCCGCGCTTTTGGGGCTCCGGACGAAAACCGGCACTTTGCGAAGATCCTCGCGCCCTTCTGCGACCAGAGCCCGAACCGCAGCCGTGCGCCGGTGGCCGGAAATAAGGCGGTACTTGCCGTCCTCCGTGCGCGTGACCGTCGGCGGGTCCATAATGCCGGAGAGCGCAATGGAGTTTTTGAGCTCTTCGAGTTTGTCCTCGTCGACTGCGTAAAAGTTCGCGTCGTTGCTGACCAGATCGTCAATGTCGGCCTGCACGAGTTCGCGCCCGGTGTCAGACTTGGACACCGCCTGCACCTGCTGGGCAAAAATGCTCGATACG